CGTGGCCTTGGTGATTTAGATCCATGGCAACGCATTTTGCTTGATGTAGATGGGTGTGGTGCAGAGATAGCAGTAGCAAAGAACCTCGGTGTGTATTGGGGTGGAGCCTTCGGCCAAGGCGGCATAGATATTGAGCCGAACATAGATGTTAAGTTTACAAAACATGAGAAGGGTCGCTTACTTGTAAGACCCGGAGCTGATCCGCAGACTAAGTTCGTATTGGTTCGTGGTGGCATGCCTAACTACGAGATCATGGGCTGGATGTGGGGTGCTGATGCCATGGTGCCAGAGTTCTTAGATAAGCCAGACTGGAAGAGACCAGAGATCTATTGTGTTCCCGAAGATAGGTTAAGAAAATACAGAGGAAGCTACGCTAACTAATGGCTACATATGAATACAGTTGCAGTAAGTGTGCAGTTCAAGTAACTATAGAACGCAAGATGACTGATGAGGAATCAGTTCCTCGATGTGATTGTGGTAATCAGATGACACGCATGTGGTCTGCCAACGCTGTCATCTTTAATGCTCCGGGATTTTATTCCACCGATAATAAAAACTAAAGCCCTCCCGAAGGAGGGCCCTAGCACCTAGAGTGGAGGATCAAGTCCACTACATTTATCTTAGCATGCCGCTGTCAGTATTACTTACCATAATGTTCTTTAAGAAACTTTCCACAATATGGCCATGGCTTAGAGCCACGATCAACATAGATGTGAAGAGCTACCCAAAATTGTTCCATCATGGATGCCGCTTTCGGCGGTAGTTCTTTAGGCCCACCATGTGCTACCCATGTTCGAGGGTATTCAATTTGGAATAGCCCTTGAAACTGGTCACGCTTGCCGCTGACGGCATTAAGACGACCGGAGGATTCACACTTCGCAAGTTTTTGCCATGCTAAAGGAAGATCTTCAAGTGTAGGATCGTGAGATACCGGCACTTCGATCCTCTCGGTGATAGTAATCGGGTGAATAATTCCCGGAGAGATATCCCCCGGGGCCAGCACTAGGCCGGCCCCGAGAGATATAACCGCAATGATTATATTAGCTTTCATGTTATCCCCTTACGGCGATTGATAGGATCCACGCAATTATCGGGATCATGACTAGCAAGGGTTGCCCCTCGCTCATGCCTAACGGCAATGTAAAGAATGTAAGTATGAATAGGGCTACGGTAGGCATTCAACCCCCGTATATCTCATGATCATATTCATGGTGGCATGCAAATTGCAATCGCAATCTCCACCGTTCATATTCTCCATGAAATCGAAATGATCCCGGTTATCTTCATATATAACCGTTACTAGCTCATCGATCGATGCCGGTTTCATGGCGATATCATGATCACACTCGGGTATATCACCTCCATTAGGTATCGGATCCGGGTATCGGTATCCGCATTCGCATGCATAAGTATAGGGATAGCAGCTAACGCATGTATAGGCACCGCATCCATAAGTCATGATGCCACCGGATAGATTAGCTTAGATCCGATAGTGTGAATAGCCTTACCCTTAGCCCTTAAGGCTACGATTACACCCCGAGGATCTAAGGCCCGGAGATCGTGAAGATCTCCATCGATAACCGGTATCCCATGCCATAGATCCGGCACCGCATAACCCTTATCGATAGGTAATACAATAGCTACATTAGCACCGCTTGCTACCTTAGCCCCGATCTCATCGATCGAATGGCCTACGGCAGAAAAGGTAAGGCGATAACCGGCCATAGGCTCGGGATCCCTATCCCATCGCTTAGAATAATCATAGACCGAGGCACCTCCGGCGATAGCTCGATCGATCAACCATGGCGAGACTATCTCCCATGCTAGATCGGAGGCTACATTCATGCGTAAACCCCACTTATCGAATGCTCGAGAGTATCGATCGATATCATGAGCAAGGAGAATAGCTGCGGCCTCGGGTTGATCCATAAGTAAAGCTACCCGAGCAGACCTCGCTCGAATCACACTCTCGAATGCTCCCCGGCCATGCGTGACTACGCATAGATCCTTGCAATGCGTAAAAAATTTGCATGTAGTGGCCGGGCCATAGGTGGCCGGCGTTAGGGTAAGCCCGGCGATACCGGTATATCCCGGGACATCGAGAGATAGCTTACGATTACTATTAGATCGAATGAGATATCCGGGGACACCTATTCCATAAGCTGCGAAAGTATCCGCCGCTATCTTCCGGGCCTTAGCTAAATCGAGCCCCGATATTGCACCGGGATCCGGCAAGGGATCCCTCTCTCTTATATTGATTAGACTACGCATAGATATTGATCCTTAATCTAGGTTAGGCGAGGCGATCTCACCTCGAAAAGGCCCGGAGCTATTGCCCCGGGCCCAATCGATACGAGACCGATCTCTTAATCTTCCTCCGAATCGATAAAGCATTCGAGATGATGGCCCTCGATTAGGGCAGACACCGGAGCTTGATCTTTACCTCGCCACTTAATGCCGGCCGGTAGATCGATTAGCTTGCCCCACTCTCGGGCCTTAGCTGCGTTGATAGCTGCGATACATGGATCCACCATAGATAGCGGCACCGGCGGATAGTGATTACCGGTTAGATGATACGAGAGAGATCTCTCGAGGGTTAGATCCGGATTAGATGCTAGATCTAATGCAAGGTTACGGCCCATATTACTTAGCCCCCTTAAGTAGATCCTTAAGCTCGGCCTTAATCGCTCGAGCTTGATCCCCTCGCCATGTAGTGAGATTAGATAAGGCGTATCGAACTACACTCTCGGCCGAATCTAGGCCGTAAGTATCGTTAATAGAATTTAAGCAGCTCATGGCCTCGACATAATCTCGAGCATAGACCGAGCTATTAGATCGATACCATGGTGAGCCCTTGATATCCCGGGCGATCTTCATTAGAGATCGAGGCCCGGCCTTAAGCTCCGGGATGGCCTTAGATGCATCCCCGAGAGTATCTCCCGAGCTTGCATCGATTACCATTAGCATGCCGCTATCGAGCATGGATCGGACAATATCCCCGGATCCCCGGCGATCGGCCTCGGCCATAAATTGATCGGTGAAATTAGACATAATTTGATCCTTAATCTAGGTTGATACCGGCGATCGGTATCTCCGAAAGCTCGAGCCGGTTAGCTCGAGCCCTCGGGGCTAACTATCGCCTAATCCTTAAGCTGCGTTAGATCGATTACATTAAGTTTACCCGGCGGTAATTCTTCCCGGGTAGTGATCCACCATTCAAGCCCGGCAAGGCGGCGAGCTAGATCACCGTTAGGGATAACCCCTCCGGGATAATAGATCGCCACCGTTAGGCGTAAGCTCCCGAGATCTTCTTCGCTCATGGTTTCACCTCCGGGAAATAGCAGCTAATCATGTCCCCGAAACAATAGCCGGAGCCCGTCCACCATATGCGGCCGGATAAGTAGATCACCGCTGCAGCTAATAGGATCCCTCCAATTAGCCCGGCCCATCGCCGGCGATAAACCGGCGAGCCTAGAATTCTCCGAATCGTAATCATGCGGCGGCCTCCGCATCGAATGCGGCGAGCTTATCCGAGAGGATCCCCTCGACTACTTCTCGGTAGTTGATCCGATAAAGCGATCCAATATCGGAGGCGATAGCTTGCAATGCATGCGGCCATTCACTCCCGAATTCTTCACGATATCCGGATCCGGTTAATAGCATGTCGAGCCAGATCTCGAGAGATCGAGCAGCTCGGGCGATCCCGTAGGCCCGGCGATCGGCCGGGGTGGATCCCTCGATCGATCCAATATCGGCAAGCACGGAGGCCCTTAGCTCGGAGGATCCCCTATCGAATGCGATCGATAATCTCTCGATCGCTTGATCGTTTAACCCTTGATCGTTTTGGATATACAAGGCGGCGGCCCATGTCTCACGATTAGACCATCCGTTAAATTCTTCTTTATTCTCGCTCATAATTTGATCCATTCACTAGGTTAGAAGATCGAGAGGGATCTCGATCCATAGCTAACAATACGCCTATCCGGCAGAATTGCAAGGATCAAAATAAAGTTTTTTTTGGATCCAAATAATTCACCGATCCGGTGATCCGATCCCGGGATCCATGGCCTACCGGATCCAATAGCCCCGGCGGATTATCGATCTATTGATCCGGATCCCTTGCCCGTTGATAGCTATCCGATCCCCCGGCCCTAGCTCATGCCATGCCCCCGATCATGTCCCGGATCATGCCCGTATTACTAGGCGATAGTTAACGGGCCGATCTTTATTTAATGCCTAGCTCCGGCCGGCAAGCTTGCCCCCATGTCTGCCCGACACGCCGTAAAAGCTACCTTACATAATCTTAATTATCGGCTAAACCATGTCCGACACACCCCTTGTCCGATTGACCCGGGTGCTATAAACCACGCTGGGGCCCCTATATGAGTAGCTGAATAAATTTTTTTGATAGGATTTAGATCTGCGACACGCTTGCTGACCAGCACTTTTACTTTATTAGATGTATGTGGTGTAAGTCACACGACCAAAAGCGGGATAAGCACCCAATTTCCCGGCTTATCTATAGTAGGAGGATATATTCCGACAAGGAATATAGACGACTACTCCCGGCTCTTAGGGAGCCGGAGCGATCCTATGAGAGCGAAGGCGACAGTTGAGCCTAGGTTTTGCCCAGTAGTCTGTTCTAAATCGAACCCTCGAACCCAATGAGAAAATCTTTCGCTCTCACGCAGCGGAGCTGCGAGAGGAACAGATGAGCAAAAGAGAAGAAACAGAAAAGATCAAGTCGAAGGTCATACGCCTGCTGACTGAAGGCTGCACAGTCGAAGATGCCATGATGCAGGTCGGCCGAAGCTACAAGCTATTTGATTACTACCGTTCGACTGATAAAGAATTCAAGGAGACGGTAGATAAGGTTAGGGCTGCCCGGACTTCTAAGGGCAGGATACAGAGTGCGGATTCACTCACGATGCCATTCCGAGAGTTTCGCAAGGAATACCTAGAGGCAGAAACCTTTCCTCACCAGCAGAACATTATTGACCTACTCGAAGGTAATGAACCTTCTTGGATGCATGAGTCGATGACCTTTGAACAGGGTCGCCCACAGTATGTCCTAGTCAATGTTCCCCCTGAGCATGCCAAGTCGATGACAACTTCGATTGACTACCCAACATTCCGTATCTGTATGGATCCAAACATCCGTATCATGATTGTATCCAAGTCCCAGCAAAAGGCTGTGGAATTTATCTATGCTATTAAACAGCGACTAACCCATCCAGCTTGGCAGAAGTTACAACTTGCCTATGCTGCCGGTTCCGGCTTCAAGTCCAAGTCTGCTACATGGCAAGCAACTCAAGTTTATCTGGGTGATGAACTCCGTGACTCAGATCAGAAAGACCCTACCATTCAGGCTATTGGTATTGGCGGTCAAGTTTACGGTGCCCGTGCTGATCTAATCATCCTTGACGACTGTGTGACTATGAGCAATGCTCATGAGTATGAGAAGCAGATTCGTTGGATTCAACAGGAAGTCCTAACCCGTTTAGGCCCTACGGGCAAGCTTCTAGTCCTCGGCACCCGAGTTGACTCAATAGATTTATACCGTGAACTCCGTAACGGTGAACGCTACCCGACCGGAAAATCACCATGGACATACCTTTCAATGCCAGCAGTCCTAGAGTTTGCAGAGGACAAAAAGGATTGGAAGACTCTCTGGCCTAAATCAGATCGCCCTTGGCAGGGCAGCGATGAAGAACCAGATGAGAACGGTTTGTATCCTCGCTGGGATGGTGAGAACCTTTCCATGCGTAGGTCGGCTCTCGATCCTAAAACTTGGTCGATGGTTTACCAGCAAGCTGACACAGACGAAGATTCAGTATTTTCTCAAGAGTGTGTTCGAGGTTCAATCGATCGCATGAGAATGATCGGGCCATTGATTCCGGGTAATCCGGGTCATCCCGAAATAACAGAAGGTCTCACTATCGTTGCCGGACTTGATCCAGCAATCGTTGGTGATACGGCGGCCGTAGTAATGGCAATCGACCGTAGGCGTAAGAAAAGATATATCTTGGATGCGGCTACCATTACTAGACCATCGCCACAGCAGATCCGTGATCTCATCACAACAATGACAGAAAAATACAACCCGTCCGAATGGATCGTGGAGCGTAACGCATTTCAGGGCTACCTGACACAGGATGAGAATCTACGGCAATGGATGGCGAACCGTGGTGTGCTTCTTAGGGAACACACAACCACTCGTAATAAGTGGGATGTCGGCTTCGGTGTAGCAGCTATGGCTGCTTTATTCGGAACGATTGAATCTAGTGGTAAGCATCATCGAGATAACTTGCTACACCTTCCATCAGATAGAACCGAGGGTATTCGGTTACTGATTGACCAGCTAATTACTTGGTCTCCGGAAACAAAGAACAAGACCGACTTAGTGATGGCTATGTGGTTCTGCGAGATCAGAGCCAGAGAGATATGCCAGTTCGGTGAGTATGGTGGAAAATTTGTAAAGAACGAATTCTTAACACGAGCAGATGCAGCAAAACGGCAAGTCGTCAACCTTGACGAATGGGCCTCAGATCGCCGTATTTCATAGGGAGTAACATGCTTTCAGTATTAGAAGTAGCGTCAAAGGTAGAGAGACTAAAGACCTCTTCCGTTGACCGTGACCGCAAGATGGCAGATGTATTAGCCGTCCGTAAGGGTCGCTTGGAAGATGTCTTCTTTGGTCAATTCTCAGATGA